TTCATTAACTCTCGAACAAACGGAACATTATCATGGTATTGATTAAATAAGTTTTCAGCTTCTTGCTTCGTGTTTAATCCTAATTCTGCTTGTAACTTAGCTTTACCCATACCATAAAATAATCCTAGGTTAATTGTTTTAGCTTGTGACCTGGAGATGTTTGCCATGTCAGCTACAGTTTGGTGAAAGTCTACAGAGTCATCTTTAAATTTTTCTACAATCTTAGTTACAGAATCATTAAAACAAATAGGTTCAGTTGTTGCTGCATAGTGCACAACCAGTCTTGGTTCTTGTTGCGAATAATCAAAACAACCCCAAGTGTGATCTTTTTCAGGAATAAATAAACCTCTAATCATAGGACCTAAATCTTTATTTCTTGCAGGAATTTGTTGTAAGTTTGGATTCGAATAACTAAATCGTCCTGTCACTGTTCCACCCTGGTCAGATTTAATTGGGTTGATATCTGCATGAATCCTACCTTTGTGTTCATGTTTTAATATGGTATCAATAAATGTGGTATGTGCCTTGTTTATTTCTCTGGCTTTTGCTATCTTCTGAACTAAAGGATGTTTATGTTCTTGCAAAAAATTTTTGGTAAAAGACGGTGACTGAGTTTTTTCTGTTCTCAAATAATCTAATTCGAGTTTGTCAAAAACTTTGGCAATCGATCTGGCAGCCCATATTTGGGTTTCTATGCCTGTCTCTTTTTTTACTTGCAGCAATAATTCTTCTTCTTGTGAAACTAGCTTTTGTTTCAATGTATGAGCTTGTTCAACATCCACCCGAACGCCCTTAAATCTCATCTCAACTAAGCACGGAAATAAGTTTGTCTCCAGGTCAAATACGTTTTGTAAATTTTGTTTTTGTATTTCTCTTGATAAGACTCTAAATAATTCTAATGTAAGTTCTGCATCTTTTTCTGCATACGATCCAACATACATCGCTGGAAGTTTATACATTTCTGATTTTGCATCAACGCCTGCAGCTTCCGCTGCTTCTCTTAAAGATTGTTCGCTTTTAACTTCTCCAAGATAATCATACGACGCACTGTTTAATGAATACCATCTTCTATTCTCATCAATCAAAGATAGCATCACCATGGTATCAATAATAAAACCATTTATCTTAATACCATATGCTTTTAACCAACATACGTCATACATTGCATTATGAAAAATTTTTGTGTTTTCATCCGCACAAACTTTTGTAATCCACTCTAAAACTTTTCTTTTGTCCATATTGCCTTCACGATGACCAATCGGATAATATCCTGACCAACCTTCAACAGCTACAGCAACACCAATAATTTCTCCTTGGCCAATAACAGAACCGGAACCTCTTGTTTTTAAATTTGGATCTCTTGTTTCTAAATCAATCGCAACGTATTGATAGCCAGATAAATCTGGAAAACTTTCAGGACAAATCCATTCTGTTTGTGCTTGAAACAATTACTTATCCCATTCCTTTCGCAATCTATCTATTTCTAATTCACAATAGTGAATTATTTTATTTAAGTCTTTTATTTGATCTTTCTTCAAATATCTCACTACATACTTAATTACATTACCTTGAAAAAAATTCAACCTATTCTCCATGATAAAATGATAGGGTTGAATCTTTAATTTGTAATGATCTCCTCCTATTTGTTTTTTGTCTGCCTCTTCAAAAAAAGATTTGTTTGTCATATATCTTCTCCAATGTTGTATTGATATTCCGAACCTTGATTCGTAATATACAATTTATTTTTTGCTCGGGTCACACCAACAAAGAACAAACGATGTTCTGTGTCTTTATTTACTTGAGCAGCTTCGTAAATAATATTTTCTAGATCTGTAAATAAAATAACGTTGTCACATTCTTCTCCCTTAACAGAATGTATTGTTGAAACTTTTATGCGTGCAGGTTTACTTAGATCCTCGCCGCTCGCCACTAGACTCTCAATGTATGTATACTGTGCCTCAGACATATTTAAAATTGTCCAATCTCCAGAAGCGAGTAAACCATGTTGATGTCGTAATTGGTTCAAATCTACCGAATCAATTTGATTATACGCTTTACCTTTGAAACCATGTTTGATATCTTTTTTAGTCAAAAAACTATAAAGAAGTTCAACTTCCTCACCACTAATACTTGCACCTTTGTTTAAACGATCCCAAATATTAATCGCTTCAAGTAAATCATTAGGCAATAAATCATTAAACTTACAGTTAAACCGATGTCCGGTGTCATGAAGATGTTCAACGATGGGTTTCATTTGATCGTTAGTCCTGGTTAAAATCAACCAATTACCTTCGCTAAGATCAATGTCAGGTAAATCTAAATGATCAATCACTTGACCTTCATCCTCTCTAGGTTGCCATTGCTTTTCTAAGCGTTCTTCGATATGCTCTAAGATTGACAGCGCAACTTTATGCACTGCTCTTGGCACTCTCACAGACTGAGTCTGTGCATCAATAACACCACGAAGGTTTATAAATTCAGAAGGAGACGCACCTTGAAATGCGTAGATGGCCTGATCGTCATCCCCTGCAATGTAAGATCTTTTACATTCAGCCTCAATGTAATAGAACATTTTCCATTGCAAAGGATTCAGATCTTGGGCTTCATCGAGAAAAACCACATCGAGGGACGGTGATAAGTCTTTCTCAACAAACTTGTTCAACATGTCAGAAAACTCGTACATGTTGTAAAACTCTTTATAGTCTTTTAAATCTTGTTCAATTTGTAAAAGTAAATTGTCATCAATATGAATATCCAATTCTAATTCTGTTGCTGACTCAAGTACGTCAATTCGTTTTGCTCTCGCATACTCAATAATTTTCATGTATTGATTTTTATAGTTTCTATATCCAGACTCAGATTCATGATTTTCAAAAGACATATCTTTGCACACCACAGAAAAATTTTTAAAACCATTCCAGTTTTTTCCATTTAATAATTGTGTTGATGTATCAATGTCTAACGCTCTAGTACCCATAGCATGCATAGTTGAAATGTAATCAAATTCAAAACCTGGAAACCTTTGCGTAATTCTTGATCGAGCTTCTTTCGTCGCTGCCTTACTAAAAGTAATGTAAGCTATTTTTTTAGGATCAGTTTTAAGATTAAATAACTCATGATGTAAATATTTATTAACTAAGGTATGTGTTTTGCCGGTGCCTGGAGGTCCTGGGATAATCGTTCTCATAATTCAAAGTTAGCTTTCTTCTTTTTATTTTTTCGTACGATTGTTTTTTTAAGTTCAAGTCCTTTGACCTGCCAAACTTTTACACTTTCTTCACCGATCTTTTTAACAACAGACTCTGCTTGAAAAAGCGTTTGTATTAAACGTAAAGTTTTATGTTGATTATATGTCTTGTCTTGCCATTGTTTAGTGGCCATTAAAAATCTCCAGAAGTCTTTAAACTTAAACCAACTGTGACCATTTTCTGTAAATGCTTTTCTTTTCATAACGTCTTCTAATTCTTTTCCATTCTTGCTTACAAACTCTGTAAGTGCAGTCTGTAAAATCACATCAATACGCATATCATCCGGTGCTGGAATAGGGTCATCCATCTCTGCTAATAATTTATTTACTCGTTTCTTCCACATCATTTTATTTGTTGATAATAATGTTTTACGAATATGTATCATGGCATGTTTAGAAAACTTATCTGGATCATGTAATGTATCTGGGTCACACTCCATAGTCTCACCATCTGCGGTTACAAAATAAATAGGAGGATCAGAATCTAACATTCTAATTCCAGTCACATCAATATCAGGTGATCCTAGTTTACCAAACTTTCTTGTGAAACAAAGTTTGTCATTACAAAAATCACATATTGGAGAATCTTTGCATTTGTAATCATAATCTTTTTTATTAAGTGAACTAATTGTTTTAGTTACTTCATCTCGTTTTATTGGTGGACTTACAAATTTTTCTGTATTGTAACTATCTATTTTATTTTCCCAACCTGTTGGGTCAACTTTTTTTAAATACACGCCAATGTTATATAAATAATTATTACGACCACCTTCAGATACTGCTCCTTGTTTTGCAATCGTTTGCAAACACGGCGGTCCATCAGGAAAGTCTGATGTCTCTTTTGTATTTTGTATAAGTTGTAAACCTTGTAGTGCTGTTTTTGATATGACATGTTGATCATAGTATTCAAAAAATTTATGCATGGACAATGCTTGTCCATTGTCATCGAAAGCAAACCTGATGGATTTATCTCCACCATGATAGGGCATATTTAAAAAACTACCTACATCACCTCGTTCTGCTTTGATCGTGTTTTGTTTTGGAAAAACTTCTGCTTTAGAATGACCAATAACTGATGCCATTTGTATTAATCGATTTCGCATCAAGATGGCAGGAACAAATTCTTTTGTAAAACAAAATACATGTGCTCCACCTGACTTTGATCTGAATACAATCAAAGGTAATTTTTGTTCTCGTATTTTTTTGATTAAAGTTAAATGATCAAAAGGATAAGTATCAATATCAATACAACCCCATTTACATTCATTATCTTCGTTAATTGGAACAATCCCCAATGCAGGTTCGCTCCCTTTAATGTGTTCTTCCCAAAGCTGATCCGTAACTGGTTTCTTAATTGTAAAAGACTTAACTTCAGCTTTTCCGTCGGATCGAATTTCGTTGGTAATCTTCGTTTGACCATACGCACTTTCTAATCCTTTAAAAATTTCTTTCAACATGTATCCCTCTATGTCGGGCGCTAGTTTCCTAGCGCCCAATTGTGGCTATTTATTGTTAGCCTCTAAAGTATTATGAAAATCTTTAGCTCTTGTGTAAAGACCTGCATTTTTAACATCGCCTGCTAAGGATACATTGTAACCGTACCATTGGTTACCCTTACCGCTGTTTAAAACAG